GACCAGAGGGGGAATACCTCATATTACCTTGAATAATCATAAATTCTCCTGTAATTTTTTATATAAGTATATTATACAGAAAATTTAAGGATTTGTCAAGAAATATTTTTAGGGTAGGTAGATTTCATCTAATATATCTTTGAACTCTGATTCGAGTATGGATTTGCTTTCGGCAAGGGATAATATCTCTACTAGACCAACAAACAACTCTCTACTGTTGTCTATATCGAGTGGCATGGTGATGCCTTCTTTTGATGGTAGCCACTCTTCTTCAAAGTCTAAATAATATTTTCTTAGAGATATATACTCAACACCACGAAAAGTGTTGATGACTAAACGGACTTGCTCCGTTTCTTTTTGGTTTATTACTTTTTCATATATACTAGGTTCTGTAAAATCAAGCATTAGGATCCTCGTTTTTGATAATCCTATTCAATGGTACAATTGTTGTTACATTCTTAGGCATTAATAGTCTATAAGAATCTGTATCCCAGCAAAAGCATAGGACTGTATCATTTGCTTCTTTGGCTCTATTCTTTTTGCCTTTTATGTAAGGGGTAGTAAAGTCCATAGTGCATATGTTATATTTTAATCTGCGTGAGTTCTTACTTCTGTAAGTGATGACAGCATCGCCTGCCTCATCTAATTTCTTTTTAAATTCATCTTTTGTCATGCTTCCTCCAAATTTATCTAACAAATGATCATTTGAATTGTAACTTTTTTGGTCACTATGTCAAGATGCAAAAAACTAGGGCATCCTAAGATACCCTAGATAAAAACTAAACTAATTAATTGTTTAAGTTGTTTATAATGGTTGCAAAGTAGTTAGCTGCTTTACCAGTAAGTTTGCTAATGATTGCTGCATCAACTTCTTGACCTGCATCACTAAGCGCACTTGTTACTGCCGCTTGCGCGTCTGCTACACTTACTCTACCACCGCCAGTTCCGCCAGAGCCGCCACTTGGAGCTGGAGTTTTTCTAACATAAACTCCTGCTTTTGTAAGAATCATTCTTACGCCATTTGGGGATTCTTCTAGTTGATCTGCGATGTCTTTCACAATCTCCATACTGTTATCTGGAGTTGGTTCTTCTGCAGTATATAAATCTACTGCTTCTTGCTTTTTCTCGTCTGTCCAAGCCACTTTTTTTCTCCTTTTAATTGAGCCAAATCGTGATTTAAATTCTTCTATACTGTGGGTATTACGATAGCCAGGTGCCCAGCCAGTTGTTTCTACCATTTGCATATAAAATCTATCACTCATTAACTTATTCTCTAATATATAAATATATTATACACTAATATTAAGTTGTTGTCAAGAACTATTTTTCTTTGCTATGATTTAAAATGCTTGCGAACTGCTTCAAGCTTGTCTTCAGCATGAGCTATAATCTCTATCTGACTTTCAATTGCTTGAACAATCTCGGGGTGTTCCCCAATACCTACTGGGTTTCTTTGGTATGCTAAAGCATTTGCCTTAGCGACCTCGATTTCGCCTTCTAATTTTTTACATAATGCTGTCATTAAATAATTCATATCTTCTTAATTCCTAATACATAGTTCTCTGCGGCATTTTCTGCATACATCTCACTATGTCCCTTGTATATCTCAGTCTTTACAAACTCGCTGTTGTTGTAATAATCACAACCCCAACTTCCATTTATTCTAACTGTTTCTGCTTTTAAGTCCCCTTGCACGTAGCTAGAGAACACTGTTTTCTTATTATTTTTCTTCACCTGCTGCTCCTTTAACAAAAGCGTTAATAAATCTTTCTGTATGGTCATCAAACAGTAATGCGAATAACATTACAGGTAAGAATACAGTAAACAATACTAGAACTACTAGGTGGCTAAGCCACGGTCTATAGGTCATAATATTGTTTGGGTCTATCTCTTTTATTATCATATAGCTAGGGTACCATATTTTATATAGGGCAATCCCTACACCTGAGAAGTAAAATGCGATAAAAATCTCCATTTTTCATTTCCTTATAAATACTCATCTAAGTGTCTTAGGCTTCCCATATCATATGCAAGAGCTGATGCCCAATACCCTGTCTTATCGCCGTCAACCCAAGGAAATAATGTCTGCGAAGTATCACATGGTTCTAAAACATATACTTTATACATTTTAGCTCCATACTTTTCTTCGTAGTTTACACATTTCTTTACATCTCCATACCCCATATAGCCTCTACGTTCAGCTTGATATGCGGGGGTTATTTCGTCTTTAACAAGGGCAAATTTGTTTTTGCGAGGAAACCAAACTTTCTCATCATAGGAAAAACTGTCTGATACACATTCTTCTGGTAGCATATAGTTTTTCATAGCTTCGTAGTCGGATTCCGCCAGCTTTTGCGGTATGCCAAGTCTGTCTACTATATTTTTCACAAACGAAGGTGAACGATATATTGACTCAGCAATTTGAGATATGTTATACCCATCTAAATAACTTTGCACGACAGACCTTATTTCGTCACGAGAAGCAGCTTTGCCTTTATTTTGACTTCTTCTTGTTTCTCTATGATTTTTTATATCATTATGGTCGTCTATGATTCTCTGAAGTCTGGTCGTGTTATACCTAATATTCAGAACTTCACATGCTTCTTTTTTAGTGATAGGGTTATCTTGTGTAAGATACTCAATTACTCTATCTACATTCTCATACGAGAGTTTCTCATGTGCTTTGCTTTTTATTGCCATCTATTCGTCCTTGTCTTGTAATTCATCTAAGTAATCATGGAAGTCTTGGGAGCGTTCTTCTTGAATACTTCCAAGCAAAATAACTGCATAATGAATTATTTTGAGGATATCATCTCTATTCTTACCTTTTTTCTTTCCATATCTTTGGGCATATTTGATAATGTTTCCTAAACAGAATCCTTCGCCATGCCCAGCGTCCATAATGAACTCAGTAGATTGAATCTTTTCCATACTGTAATGTTCATTGTAAGTGCTGTCAATATGGTTCTTGACCATATTGAGCACTCTGTCTTCACTAAATTTATACTTCATCAGTTAATATACTTACTAAAGAAGTATATCCTCCAATCTTCTCTCCATTGAATATAATCTGTGGAAATGTTCTAGCTCCTGGGAATGTTTCCATGAGTTCTTGGGGTGAATAGTCTTCACCCATACTGAGATACTCTACTTCACAACCCCGTTGCTCGGCTAATCTCTTAGCCATTACACAGTAGCCACAGTCTGGCTTACTATATATCTTTACTTTATTCATGTATTGTCTCCATCTCTGTATTTAATTTTTGATTTATCAAAGGTTGCTCTTCTTCTTTTGTTGCGTTCATCTACTAATAAAGTAGACTCCCACGCAAACCAACCCATAAATATAGTTATGGCAAAACCAAATAAGTTATTTAAAATTTCTGTCCATTCCATTATCTTGTTATCCTCTGTTCATAGTCTGCGTAGTCTTCATTCCACCAATGTGGTTTATCTCTGAATTTCCAAGTAGCAAAGGTGGCTTTATCAAGATGGTAATAATCACGATATGACTGTATTGGATTATCATAGTCTTTAAGTTCGTCTGG